GAATAACTATACCACCGTTGAACTGGGGAAAAGCATAGGCAGAAAGCACTCTACCATTTGCCACTACTGGCAAAGTCATTATAGGGACATGGATTTAGTCTTCTATAAGAATGTATACCAAGCAGCTAGAAACTCCTACAAGGAAAAGATAAACACGCCTATTATTAGCGCACATGACCTCAGGGAAACCGTACAAGAAATAAAAATAAAGTTATCTTTATTAGAAGAGCATCTAAACCACATCTAAAAAATGGTAAGCAAGGAACGGAGAGCGTACTCACGGCAACAAGGTGACCTTGCTGAGCAAAGATTTATAGATGCTTGCCTAGCCCTAAAGTATGAGGTAAAGAAAGCCACTGCCCAAGAGGATATGTATAGCCACATAGACTACTGGGTGAAGCGTAGCGATGCTGATTGGTATGGGGTGGATGTTAAGGGCAACCGCCACCCTCAGACTATTTGGGTAGAGTTTAAAAATGTTAGGGGTGATGATGGCTGGCTTAATGGGCTGGCTGAGTTTATAGCTTTTGACATTGCCGAAGAGGGTGGTTTTGTGGTAATCCGTAGACAAGAGCTTTTGGAATGGTGCATTCTAAATGTGAGCAATGAATTTGTTACCAAAGACAAAGCCCATAGACACCTATACCAAAGAGAGGGCAGAGAGGATGTGCTAACAAAGCTGCACCTAGAAGACCTTAAAGAATTAAAATCATTTAAACTTTTGAGATATGCCAATACCTAAACCAAAGTCAGGGGAAGACCAGCAAGAGTTCATAGGAAGATGTATGAGCGAGCTAGCTGGGGAGTTTCCTGACCAAGAGCAAAGACTAGCGGTTTGTTACACAAGCTGGAGAGAGGGCAAGTAGCCCTCTTTTTTTTTGAACATATTTGTTTTTTTGTTCAAAGTGTGTATATTTGAGTAAACCAAATACTCACTAAAGTGAAAAAACCTCAATCTCTAGATGACTACAAGGCTTATGCCTTTGGCATCACTTGGGTAATTCTTACCCTCCTAGCCCCTTTTGCAATTATGAAACTCCTGAGCTATGTGTTCTGAGTTTGGCGCACCTGATCCCTATGATGCTCCTGAGCGTTGCGACTACTGCTATGCAGTATTGAACTATCACGGCATTTGTAATGACTGCAACTGGGAGGACTATAATGATTTAGACCGATGATTACTGAAAAGTTTTTACACATTGAACTTATACAACCTCGCTCTTGGAGTTATAGTGTATCCAGTGCAGAGATGGTAGCTGAGTTTGAGGCCGTATGTCCTGAAACCGATAACCTGATTTTGTCAATACCCTTACATGAGGACTTTTATGACTTCTGCAAGGCTTATTGTGAGCAGTACAAGGAACACATTTTAAATAAAATCAAATGATTACTCTACTCAATGGCGAGCAGTGGGACAAAGCAGCCCTACTAGAAAAAATGGTAGATGATGATTTCTACTACGGACACTTGGGTAAGAATGCCCTAAGCTCTTCAGCTATCAAATTGCTAGAGAAATCCCCCAAGAGCTACAATAACATTGTAAGAAATGGCAAGGAGCAAAACTCTACCGCCCTCCAAGTGGGTACATTCCTTCACACAATGATTTTAGAGCCTCACCTTTTTGAGGAAAGGTTTGAGGTTATCAATGTGCAGAGCAGAGTAGCCAAAGCCTTTAAAGAGGGGAATGCTAAAAGCAGAAAAATTGTACTGACTGCTAATGAGCATGATGAAAATATGAGGCTGGTGGATGCAGCCCTACGGAATGAGTATGTCCTTAATGTACTTAGTGGCTCAGAGTTTGAAGTACCCCAAGTACAAATGCTGGAGGGCTATGCTTTTAGAGCAAAGGCAGACATCTATGACAAGAAATATAGCTTTGTGGCTGATCTAAAGACCACAAGGGAGATAGACAAATTTGAATGGAGTGCTGAAAAATATGGGTATGACATTCAGGCTTTTATTTATACTACGCTCTTTGATGTGGACACTATGCAGTTTGTAGTCATTGACAAGGACTCTTGTGATGTGGGCATTTTTGATGTGGAGGACTCCTTTTTGAATAAAGGATACAAGAGGCTCAAGGAGGGAATCAAACACTACAAAACCTTTTTTGAGATGCACAATGATTTGGATAGTTATACTTTAAGAGGTGTACTAAAATGAAAGAGACATTGCAAGAGCAGTTTTTACGCATAGCTATGGCTAGGTTGAAGCCTATTTATAGGTTCAAGCCCCAGCGTTTTGCTATGGCTGCTCACATGTACCGCAGATGGCTTGACCGTCAAATAGCACAATGAGGTGCGGGGGAGGTACTCTTGATGAGTTTTTGGTTTGGTTAAATCCTCCCCCAAACCTTTCTTATTAGGCGAGGAGGGGGTTTTTATTATTAGGTTTTTGGCTTTTCCGCTGCCCCCTCCAAACCTTCCCAAAGTGTAAAATGAAAAGCACTCAAAGTGTAAAATATCGTGTATCGCAATACGCAATAACCTTTAACACCAAAGAGAAATGAAAACACCAATGCAAGAGCATATTGAATGGCTCAAGGGCGAACACAAGAAGTACACCGACCAAGCACAAAAAGAATCATCTATGCAGGTTTTAGGATATGCTTTCAAGATAGACGACTGCATTAAACACGCAGAATCAATGCTTGAGAAAGAGAAGGAAACCATCTGTAACACCTTTAGTGATGCACAACACGGAGCGGTTGAATCAAGATGGACTGCTGAAGAATACTTTGAAGAAATCTTTAACACCAACAAGAAATGGGATATTTAGTAGTTTATGATAAGTTCCTTGAGGATAGCACTTGGCTACTCAATGCCCGAAGGACATTCAAGGAAAAGAGAGATGCACTAATTTTTGCAAGGGACTGCGAGCATAGTGCTTACACGGCAAATGTTAAAATGTATGAGTTATGACCATTGAACACTTTAAATATGTGGGAAGCATCCAACTGCTCCCTTTTGTATCCTACGCCTACGATTCTAAATTTTGTGAAAAGGCGTTATCTTTCGGCTGGCTATGGTGGGGAATCTCACTAGTCAAGAAAGATGAGATGCATATATGAAGAAGCACACTAAGGTTTATTTGCAAGGGATGGGGTACGATACTACGGACTTTATCCCTTGTGAAGTTTGTGGGGGTAAGGCAGTGGACATCCACCATATAGAAGCTAGAGGGATGGGAGGAAGTAAAGAAGCTGACCATATTGAAAACCTAATGGCCTTGTGTAGGGACTGCCACACCCGTTACGGAGATGTGAAGCATCATAAGGAGTGGCTTAAACATATTCACGAAAGAAAGTTATTTAAAAGATGAAAGTAGACATCAAAAAGGTTATACCTAACCCCAGCAACCCCCGCATCATCAAGGATGATAAGTTCAAGAAATTGGTGAACTCCATTAAGGAGTTCCCCCAGATGTTAGAACTACGCCCTATTGTAGTGGATAGCAATATGGTAGTGCTGGGTGGTAATATGCGCCTCAAGGCTTGTCAAGCTGCTGGACTGCAAGAGGTGGATATCCTAATTGCCGACCAACTAACGGAGGAACAGAAAGCCGAGTTTATCATCAAGGATAATGTAGGCTTCGGTGAATGGGATTGGGATTTACTCGCCAATGAATGGGATGTGGAGGCGTTGACGGAATGGGGATTGGATGTTGGTGGATTTGATTTGAATGCAGAGCAGTTTGGTGATGAGTTCTCTTTGCCAGATGGTGACAAATCACCATTCCAGCAAATGACTTTCACTTTAGCAGATGAACAAACGGAACAAATAAAAAATGCCATTGCAGACGTGAAAGCAACAGACGAATTCAAATACTGCGAAACCTTTGGTAACGAGAACTCAAATGGCAACGCCCTCTATTTAATTATTATGCAATGGGCAGAGCAAAAGAAATAGTAGTTAAGGTCATTCCAGCCAAAATTGCTAATGAATTCGTTAAGAAGCATCACTACTCTGGTAAAGTTGTGCCAAATAGCACTTTGCACTTTGGAGCATTTCTTGATGGGAAGCTTCACGGAGTATTGAGTTATGGAACTCCAATGGATAAAAGAAGAGTTATGCCGTTGGTCACCCCATCATTATGGAACGAAATGCTTGAGCTTAATAGAATGGCATTTGATGACTACCTTCCAAAGTATAGTGAAAGCCGATGTATTGCAATCAGCATACGACTTTTAAAAAAGAACGCTCCGCACATTAAATGGATTCTCTCATACTCTGATGGAACTCAATGTGGAGATGGAACTATTTATAGGGCAAGTGGATTCAAATTAACAGGAATCAAAGAAAATAAAACTATTTTAAATTGGAATGGTAAAATAGTAGCCGATAAAACGTTGAATAATTCAAACTATAAAAAAATGGGCTTTAGTGCCTCGCAAGCCAAGAAGGATGGGGCAAAGCCTTTAGATGGTTATCAATTACGATATATTTATTTAATTGACAAGAGCTGCACTATAAATGCGGAGATAATTCCAT